CTGTTTCGACACAGGCGGTTACGAATAATTTATTATACAATATAATTTTAACTGGTGCAACTGCACTAGTTAGATAAATTAAAAGTTGGGTCTAAATCTTTTGGATTTTCAACTCGCATAATAATTTGGTCATCATATAAAAGAATTAGTTTAACTCCTTTATAATGAAGCTTAATACCTGCATTTTTACCATAGCATACATAATCACCTTCTGCACACCAAGGAATATCTGCAAATTTATTTGTATCTTTATATGCGAGATTACCAACTTTTAAAACTTTTCCTACAGTTGTAAGATAAGCAATATCATCTTTTGTCGAGTCTGGTAAAAAAATACCACCCTTAGTTTGACTTTTAACTGAGATTGGTCTGACTAAAACATGATAGCCGGGAATATCTGGTAGGATATCTGGATCAGAAACATCTTCTTCAAATCCTGTAATCCATTGATCATTCTGAATAGCTTTACTCAAAGCTTGAACTTGCATGGTTAATTCTCCTCATTATCATAGTATCGTTTTTTTACAATTGAAAGAATATTATTTCTTGCCCATGAAATTCCAGAATGGAACCCTACTAATTCTTTATATGTTGCGTAGTCGGAAGCTGCTCCTTCTACTAAATTATTTTGTACTGAAGCCATTTCTTTTTCGTATGACTCAACAATTTCATCCCATAAATTCATTTAGATAAATACTGCCCCAATAATAAATGATGCTGCACCTACAATTAATACTTTTTTCCAAATACCACAAGGAGTTTGATGCCCTTCTGGTAGACAGCTACAGGAGCCACACCCTACAACTGTTTTAAATTTAAACATATATTTTTTACTAGAGGATTTAATCCTATCAATTATCTTTGCCATTGTTTAGTTCCTTTATAAGATTGGTAATCGTCTTCATACTCTCAGATTCTATCTTAGTATCTGAAGACATTTTATTTCCAGCTAATCTAGTAAGAAGTTCAGCAGCTTTATAAGTATTGTTATCTTCTAGCTTTTGTTCTTCCAAAGCTCCTTTAAGTAAAGTTTCGATAGCTTTAGTAGCCTGTTCTGCTTTACTCTTCTCTAACTCTATAGCTCTATCTTGCTGCTTCTCGTTACCTTCTTTAATATATTTAATAACGATTTCGTTTTCGTCAATATCCAGTTCTCTATTTTTAAGAGCAGCAGTAGCAGCATCTTTAGCCATCTGAGCTTGTAGCTTATCTCTTTCAACTTGCAACTTCATATTTTCAATTTCAACAAGCTGTTGCTCTGGTGTTGGCTGCATCATCTGTGGATTATTAGCCTGAAGAACTTGTTGTGCAGCTTGCGCCATAGCAAACTCAATCATATCAGGTGTGATAGGTTGACCTTGTGGTACTTGATCTTTCATCGTCATAGCAACACCTTCAACCTGTTCTTTATATTTCATTACAACATGCTCCTGAATATTAGCCTGTAATACAGGAACAACTGCTGCCATTAATGGTTGACCACCGGTTGTTGGGTCTTGCATAAAAGCCATCTTAACTTGTATATGAGCATCATGATTCTGGCCCGGAAAAGCTCCAATAGGCTCACCTTTGATAGCAACTTGAATATCTGACAAAGGATCAAGAGGTCTAGGTTTCTTTTCTGGTGGAAGTATCTCATCTAAATTAGGCATGTTAGCTGCTTGCAGAATAGTCCTATTTAATGCTTCCATATTAAACATACCGGGAGGAGCTTGCTGGGCTAGCTGTAAAGCTAACTGAGACAACATCATTCGGTGAGCATTAGAAGGAATATTTGGGTCGCTTACTGGGACAATATCAACTCTTCCATCAAAATCTTTTTTAAGAACTTGTCTTGATATTCCCGGCACCTCAAATGGATATTCATTGGGCAGATAGTCATGATTGATTTGTGCTAAGATTTTTAATTCGTCTTTCTGCGATTTATGAAGCCTTTTGTGAATGGCAGAAAAGAATTTACTACTGGCTTCAAGTAGTGCCATCGTAGTACCAACGGGACCATAAGAGGCAGCATCGGATACTACTTGTTCCGTTGTGTCGGCAAACTTCTGTCCTGTACCAATAACAAAATTAAGCATAGACAGAAGAGTATTGGATGGCTCTTTATAAGGCAACGGAACAATAGACTTAGACAAATCCATTCCTGTCGCTTCAACTTCTTTAAACTCACCGGGAGATATTGGATCATTATCACCAACAATTCTAACTCCTTTAGATTTAAATCCTCCCGGTAGATTGGCGAATTGACCCGCATCCACTAACGCTCTCATAGCTGCAGTTGCAGTCATGGTTAGATTACCAAGGAAGTGGATCAATCCTAGTCCGTAGAAACCAAAGCCCGGTACATACTTGTAATGAACAAAGTGCATTACCTTTTGTCTTGTTTTATCGTCAGGTCGATAGTTTCTACGAATACTTAGAATTTGTTTTGATTGTTCTTCAATCGTTACAATATATGGAAGAGATACACCCTCTTCATGTTCAGGGTCTTCTGGTAATTCAAGATAACAATGTTGTTCTAGAAGAACATACTGATAATCAGAATCTGATGTTTGTGAAAGACCTAGAACTGTATCTAGCTTTGTTGCCATAGAAGATTGTTCAGGAACATATGCTTCAGGCAAATCAATATCTTTATACATTCCTGCATCAATCTCTTTCATAAGATCAACAGGACTTCTGTATATTACATGAGTATATCTATCTGCTTTTCTTAGATCACTAGCATAGTAAGAAACATAGAACTGATCAATAGGTACAAACTCAGATACAGGACGCTCCAGTGAAGCATCATAGTATGTTTTCTTAAATGCTGAACCAATAATAGGTAGGTGAAACAAAAGCCGCTCAGACTCGTCAAAGTATTCAGGCATTTGTTCTGTTAGCTGATAGTTCATAAACTCTTGAACTCTTTCAGCTTGCTCAATCTTATCAGGCGTTTGATTACCTAGTATTTGAGATTTAACTGGACCTGCTGCAGGAAATAGTTCAAGAGAAGCTTTAGATTGAAACTTAACTGCTGATTCAATAAGAAGCGGATGAACAGCAGTACAAGCTCCTTCAAATGGTTCTGTTGCATCTTGAAGCTTTAGACCTAGAAGATCAAAGCCTCTTTCAAACATAGCTTCCCACTCAGAACGGGAATCCTTATCTGCTTCGTAGTTTTCAAGAACAGTCTCTGCAATTTCCTCTAGCTCTTCTTCACTCATGTCTTCAGCTAGGTTGCCGTACCATTCAGCTACTTCTTCATCTGCTTCCATCTCTGTAGCACCAGAGAGGTCTACAATAACACCACCATCATCTGCTACTTCAAACGTAGCAGGTATATCATTATCTTCCATATCAATAGGTATTATCTCTGCACTCTCTTGTGGAATCATATCATATGGGTTTTTTTCTGTTGCCATTATACTAATGCTTTCAGTCCACTTGTTTGATCAGGTAATGTATACTTGTTTAAAATATTATCAAGAACTTCAGGGGGATCATTTCTATATGCGTATTGTAATGTTTCTAAACCACTTTGTGATAATCTAGGTAATTTTTGTTTAGGAAAATAATCTTTCTCTTCTTCTTCTTTTTTCTCTTCTTCTTTAGGTTTTTCTGTAGCTACTTTTCTTTTCTTTGTTATAGTAGGTTCATTACCCGCATCTTGATTAGGTGCGTCTCCTAACTGATCAGCAGCAAGTTGAAGACCACCACCAGACTCTATTAAATATTCAAAACCAGTTACAGGATCAGTAGCAAGACCAATAATATCTGTATCTGTTAATTGTTCACCAACATACTTTGCAACAGCCATTGGTGTTGATAAAAGAGAACTACCTATACCTCCTAATATATTACCCATTACACTTGGGCCTTTTACTTCTAAGCCTAGTGCAGAATAAGAATCTAAAACAGCTTGTTGTTCTGGTGTTACTTTAATTGAAAGAGGATTAAGACTACCTAAACTAAAATCATCAAAATTAAATAGATCACCAAAAATTCCTGGTTCTTTTTCTGTTTCTGTTTCAACTCCACCTGCAAGATAACCAACCTCTTGTTCTTCTTTAGCTGCTTCTTCTTTTGCTTTTTTTGCTCTTCGTTCTAAAGAAGCTGTCTGCCCTGTTTCTATAAGGTCTTCTAAAGTTCCCATAGGACCACCATAAGAATAACCATCAGTATATCCAGATGATAATGCTCCTGCTCCACCAGGAGTTCCTGCTACCGCAGCTAATGTAGCCATAGCTTGTTCGTTACTTAGTCCTCTATCTTTTAAAGAATTATAATAAGGAACAAATTCTTTTGGTATACCTTCTTTATTAAACTCTTGTTTTTGTTGTTGAATTCCTGTACGAACATTATAAGGATCAAGAGTAAATTTATCTCCACCTAGTCCTTCATCAGTATATGGAAGATCAGTAAGTCCA